GTTTGGAATGACACTGCGCACCGCCCCATATCCCTTGGGAGGATATATTGGCCGCAGCTGACTAGACTTCTAGGTTTAGGTGTATGTGGTGTAGAGACAGCCTAGACACGGTTTTCACCTAGCAGTCCAGGGAGATCGTCGGGAAACGGTCCCTACTAAAACGCCCCACATAAACCATGCCGTACCCAGTCTAGCCTGGAGTTAGCAAAGTGGTTTGGGCTCGGGAGGTGGTTTAATGACTTCATACTCCCTCTTCTCCTGCCGGTTACGAACCCACAACTTATCTGGCAAATCGCCATCATAGTTGAGGACTGGACCACCGTTGAGAGAAGCTAGGGTGTAGACGTCAGAAACCGCCAATCCCGTGAACTCGAACGAAACATGCATAATATAACGGTGTTTAGGAAAACCACCGGCAGGTTCAGTTGTAGACGCTCTTGTAATGAGCATAGACTCAACAGTCCTGTCGACCTGGTCAGCTGACGATGAAGTGTTATAATCCATGGCGTACCACTTACGTCCTGTGATACGAGATGGGTCATACACTTTCTTACCACCGACAGCAGTTGACATAATACTGGAGCCCTGTTGATTAGTCAACAGGGTGTCCTTGTCAGCATTGGAAAGACCAGCGTAGTTGTGGATGAGTTCTGATGAGTTGACAAATGCCAGCTGTACAGTACCTACATACAAGCTGCCACCAGATGGAATTACTTCCACCGAGCAATGCTTGATGCGGTAATACTCATATCCACCAGCGATAGCTGATACGCTGTTAGGCACCACAGCCCCATTGAAAGGCTCAATGCGGTACCAGTCCCTGGACACCCCGGAACTGTCGACGACAGCTGCCGGTGTGACCAAGCGAGAAGACTTAACAATACAAGTATTAGTCCCCACTCCTACACTCCGCGTCTTAGCGCTCCGCATCTGCCGGAATCCGCCCGTTGAGTTTTGGTTGTTCTTAGGCATTTTGCAATAAATCTGAGAGCATAGATGTATTCCCGTACATCATGGGGGTGAGCTCAGAGTATCCAACGTCAACAACAACCTGCTCAAGAGCCTCTTGGTGGTCGGGCAACATGCCAAAAGCCAACCAGAAGCTATACCTGGATTCAGGTGTGACTTCGGCTGTGCTATGCATGCCCCGTGCTAAGTAACCAAGCCCTGACTGCATTATGTTGTTGTACGTGGTTTCGTGCTCAACCCCCACAAATCTACGGTAAAACGCCTCCCAGTAGGGGACGCCCTGAGTCAAGCTCAATCCACACTTGCCAATGGCACCAGCCCACCTGCGCCACTCACACTCAGTACTCCAGGACAAAAGAGACACCATGTCTTTAGACGAAGCCACGTACGGGTTGCGGACCATCCGCCACCCGTCGGAACATAGGACGGGTTGTGTTTGACAGAACTCAATCTTTTCAAACACATCAGTCACAGGCTCGCGTGTTAACTTGAACCCAAACTCCCGGAACCATTCTCCGATGCCTGCAAACTTAGCGTAATCACGCCGCTCACAGAACACCACGCAGTCGTCACCATTGTTGGACAATCGAGCACGCACTCCAACGAGCTCAAAGTATGCCAAGACAATGGAAGACATGATAAGGCAATTGCCCATACCAGTGTTAATGTCGCCAGACATGCGGCAACCATCGACAGAGTATTTAAGCTTGTGGCCATCACAATAGGCCACCCCTTTATTATGCAATTGCCACTTGAGAAGACCGGCCAACTCGGTAGAATTAAAGATTGAGTTGTAGACACTGTGTTCATATCTTAATGCTTCAATGCTGACATGTTGGTCAAACCTAGACGCATCAAGACCAAAAGCAACAGGGTCTACAAACTCATCCCAATTTCTCCTAAGTTGACTGGCCACCCCAATGGCATTCAACCCTTTGGTTATGACACTGTAACCAAACGCCTTCTTGAACCCCTTAACCAACGCACTCTCAAACGGCTTAAGATATCTGCCAACACAAACGTTGTATCGAGCAGACCGAGGTTGGATCACCCGAGGGGCAGGGTCAGGCTTGCTGCTAAGGTTGATTTTCTCAGCCTTAACAAAAGTGTTGACAATACTATCGCGTACATTAACAGCCACACTCCTGAGGCTTTCACACGCCTTAGTGTAAACGGCACGCTTGCGAGCGTCGTGATACAATGAAGGGTAATCCTCCATTGCCACGACGTTGGTCGGACACGTGTTGCCTACAATAAGAGACTTGATATGTCTTAGTCTGTCAAAAACACCCTTAACAGGCCTGATGGGGGTTGCCAACCCCTTATCAGTGCGTGTGTATAACACACGCTCCGCCACTCCCCTCTTCAAATTCACCAGGCTGGGATTGTGTACTCCGAAAACGGCGGATCCAACTAGGCCATCCATCGTACGCACATCCCTCTTGGTCTTGCCAGTCCCACCCTGAGACAGCTTCCTGACGGTCATCCCATCGACCGAACCAACATCAACGCTGGTGTCGACGCCAGGAAGAGTCACAGGGCGCCCCTATTTCACATCAAAAGTTACCTCCCTGGTTGCGTCCCTCTTAAACTGTGAGTTACGCACCAGACTGGCAACTTTATCGGTCTCGTAGGGGATAAAATAAAGTTCCAGAGCAACAGGGGCCATCCTTGCTATGTGAGACGGTCGCATACCATCCTCAACCATAGCTTCCCTAATCAACCTGCCAGCCACAAGTCGATTGGCTGCATTCTCAGTCATAAGGCCAACCTTGGCCCTGACCGCCATTACAGCCCTCCATTGACAAGCATGGAACTTAATCCTTCCGCTGGACTCTGACACAATCTCCCCGTCTCCCTTAGAGTAATCATGCCCTGAGTCCACGACATGTGCCCAACGAGATAGGGCAACATGCACACCACCAGGTTTATGGCCCTGGTTTCGGCACCACCGCCCGACCAAATAGGCGGTGACGAGAACTAACGCTAAGAGTGTAATCTCCATG